TTTCCAAAAGGCCGCCTTTCTGTGGTGACCGGCGTTTCTGGCAGCGGAAAGACCACTATGATTTTGGAAAGTCTGATTCCGGGACTTCAGGCTCTGCTGGAGAAAAAGATGCTTCCGAGCCATGTAAAGAAAATTCAGGCGGAGGGAATCGGTCAAATCAAGCTGATTGACGCTACTCCCATCGGAATAAACATCCGCTCCACGGTGGCAACTTACGCAAACATTCACGATGAGTTGCGTAAAATCTACGCCCGCGCTCCCCTTGCAAAAGAGAAGGGTTTTAAGGCTGGGGATTTTTCCTACAACACAGGAAGCCTTCGCTGTCCTACCTGCGACGGCACGGGAAAAATCAGTCTGGATGTTCAGTTTTTGCCTGATGTGGACATTCCCTGCCCTGACTGCCGCGGCTCCCGCTATGCAAAGGAAGCCTTCAGGATTTTACGGAAGAAAAAGGGGAGCAGCGGTGCGGGCGACGGCATTTCCCTTCCGGCCCTCATGAGCCTGAGCGTGGACGAAGCGATTGAAGAATGTTCCGACCTTCCCCTTGTGCGCTCCAGACTTCAAGTTCTGCACGACATCGGCTTGGGCTACCTTACTCTGGGCGAAGAAACACCGGGACTTTCTGGCGGCGAGGCTCAGCGGCTCAAACTTGCAAGCGAGATGGGGCGGGGGCAGGGCGACACCATTTTTGTCTTTGACGAGCCCACAATCGGACTTCACCCTCTGGATGTCATCACCCTGCTTTCAGTTTTCCGTCACCTCATAGAAAACGGCGCCACGGTCATCGTCATTGAGCACGACCTTGATGTAATCCGCTCTGCCGACTACATCGTAGACATGGGCCCCGGTGGCGGCAAAGACGGAGGTCGGATTGTCGCCTCTGGAAGGCCAGAAGAAATCCGTGCCTGCGCCGAAAGCGTGACGGGGCGGTATGTTTAATAGGGAAAGGTCATGTTGATTTTTCTTTCATCAAGTAAATTGCTCATCGTGTCAAATGCAAGGATAAAAGTGTTCCCGTCATCTTTTTCATTCCATAAAAATCCGCTAGACTGATTTTATGCTCATTGAAGAAGAATTTTTTGCAAACTACGAGACTCAGGAATCTTCTCTTATGGAATACGGCTTTGTAAGGAAGGACGGTGTCCTCGTCTACGAAAAGCCCCTTCCTGTCGCGGACATGCGTCTTGTTCTTTCTTATGACGGCGGCTTTAGCGGAAAGATTTTCGACACGGCAATGGGCGAGGAATACACCAATTTCAGGCGGCCGGGAGCAAGGGGCTTTAGCGCAGAAGTCCGGGAGGCATTTACCGACGCGCTGAAGGACATCCGTGAAAAGTGCTGCCAGAATCTCTTTTTCCGCTCGGCACAAATGCGCCGTCTCTGTCTTTTTATTAAGGAATCTTTTGGGAGCCAGCCTGAATTCTTATGGAAAAAGCTCCCGGTTTTTGCGGCATACAGACGGAAAGAAAGCGGAAAGTGGTTCGCCCTTACAGGAGTGGTTCCCCGCAACAAGGTAGACCATGCTTCATCTTCCCAAGAAAAAATCGAAGTCCTCAATATAAAGATAGAAAAAAGCCGCCTTGCAGAGCTTCTGGCGCAAAAAGGCATATTCGAAGCCTACCACATGAACAAAAAAAGCTGGATTTCAATCATTATGGACGAAAGCACCAGCGATGAAATAATAAAGCCTCTGCTTAGAGAGGCTTATGAGAGCGTAAAACATAACTGAGCAGGATTCATGTGAATTTTTTGTTGTTGACAGGAATTTTGAAATAAAATAAACTGTTTATCATCGTTTGGGGGCGTAGCTCATCTGGTAGAGCATTTGGTTCGCAGTCAAAGGGTGGTCGGTTCGAGTCCGATCGTCTCCAATCCTTTAAATCCTTGTAAGGTAAGGTTTTACCGCAAGGTGCATGACCTCCACAAACGGAATGCTTACATAAAATTCTCAAAGTGTCACATAAAAGTGTAACATCCTCTTCCTTAACTCACTTTTATGCGGCAAAAAGCATAGGATAACTGTATCTATGGCATTCCATAAGCTCCCCTTTTCGCTTTTAAAGCGCAAAAACTCCCGTTTTTATTATGTTCGTTTTAAAGACTCAGCCGGAAATTATATGTCAGCGGTCTCTACCAAAGAATCAGATTATGAAGAGGCCGTAAAAATAGCGTGGCAATGGTATTCTTCCGGGCAAATCCCCGACGGAGAGAAGAAAAAAACTCTGGCCGAAAAATCCTTTCTCCACGAGCTTTCTAAAGCCGAGATAACCGAAAGCGAAGCCCCGAAAATCCTGGAGCTTTTGAAGAGGCGGGGAATCCTGAAAAGCTATGTCCGGGCAGGCGCAAAAAACGACATTCCGGCCGCTGATTTTTTCCGGGATTTCTGGGACTGGGAAAAATCCGAGTACATAAATGAGCGATTGCGCCAGGGTAAGAAAATCGGCAAGGCTCACTGCATGACGGCTTGCCGATATATCAACTCTTATTGGATTCCCTTTTTTAAGGACAGGCTTTTGGGCGAGATTACGCGCCAGGACTTAAAAGATTTTCTCGCACATTTGCAGGGCTTGAAAAACGGAAGCTCCTCTAAAAATCAGATATGGCTTGCCGGTTCCCAGGCTTTGCGATGGGCGAGCAATAACGAGCTTCTGGAAAAAGACATAACGGCGGGGCTTACAGGTTTTGCCGTCAGGAACAAAACCCGCGCTATTCTTTCGCCTGAAATAGTAAGCGCCTTGTTTGCGGTCGAATGGCCTGATGAGAGATACAAGCTGGCCAACCTGCTCGCGATGTGTACGGGGCTCAGGCTTGGCGAAATCCGGGCGTTGAGAAAGTGTGACCTTGGCGAAGGCTGCCTTTATATAAACCATTCCTGGAGCGATGTGGAGGGCTTGAAATCCACGAAAAACGGGGAGCCAAGGATAGTGCAGCTTCCTTTCCCGGAACTTTCCAGAAGGCTTTTGGAGCTGGCGGAATGGAATCCGTTTGACAGGAGCATGGAGGCTTTTGTTTTTTTCGCCACCATTCCGGGCAAGCCCGCCGAGCACAAGGGATTTTTATCCGCGCTTCATTCCGCGCTGGAAAAAGTGGGGCTTTCAGAGCAGGAGGCAAAAAAATATTGTTTCCATGCCTGGCGGCACTTTTTCGCCTCTTACATGCGGGATAAGGTCAGCGAGAAACTTTTGCAGGAACAGACAGGACATAAAACGCTTGCGATGCTGGAGCACTATTCAGAGCATAAAACCAGCGGTGATGATGAGAAAATCCAGCTTGCGCAAAAAGAGCTTTTCGGCTCTTTTGTCGAGAATGCCGGAATCTCTTTCAGCAGACAGCGGCTGTACCAGAACATAAAGACAAGCTGCATGGATAAAAGCGGAATCTATGAGCATGGAAGGACCGAAAGAAAACCGTAATTCCTTGAAATGACTGTATCTGCATGGAATATACTTTCATTTTACGGGGCGAAGTTCCCGCTAAAAAAAACAGCCGCCAAACGCTGAAAAACGGCAAGACGATTCCATCTAAAAACTATCAGAAATGGCACGAAAACGCCCTTTTCCAGCTTATTTTCCAGCGAAATTCGCAAAAAATAAAAGAATTGCTGTCTGAGCCGCTGGAGCTTCACGTTACCTTCTGTCATGGGGACTTGAGGCGGCGCGACAGCGATAATTCTCTTTCCTCAATACTCGACACCCTCACAGACGCGCGCATCCTTGCTGATGACTCGTGGACTATATGCAGGAAAATTGTCATTGAAAACGAATATGAAAAAAACAATCCTTTCTGTGAGATTAAAATAAGAAAAATGACTGTATAGGCATGGATAAGTCACAGCTTTTATACAGCCTTTTTGAGGTCGTCATTTTTTTCCTTCCCGTCGCGGGCCTTATCTGGAAAGCGGCAAAGCAATCAGGAAGAATCGAGGAGCTTGAAAAAGACCTGAACGGCCTGGGCAAGAAGGTTGAGGGAATCAGCCAGACGAACAAGCAGGCAATCGACGAAATAAGCAAGAATATAACGAATCTCACTATTTCAATCTCGAACATCAACACGAGCCTTGAATACATTAAAAAATCAATAGATGAGGTGAAAAAATGAAAAATCCGCAGACAAGGGCCTTAATGATTGGCAAATACGGATGCCTTGCCATGTGCTACCTCTACTGCATGGGCATCATGCCCGACACGGAGGGCGAGATGATAAAGCACGTCTCAACGGCGATTGACAAGGGGCTGCTTGACTCTGAGTGCACGGTTCTCAATGCATCCGCCCTGCTGCGCTTCTTCACTGGCAAAGAATGGCATGTCGTGAAAAAAGATGTCACTGACATTGACGAAATCAGGGAGGCCGCGCCGGTGCGTTTTGACTACAACGGAAACGGACACTGGGTCGTAGTCGAAAACGGCCGGATTGTGTTCAACTCTATCGCTGATTCTGTTTGCGTGGCAAAAGGACACCCGACAACCGCGAGAATCATCACCCTCAGGACATAATCTTAATTCCGAATGATTCCCATCCGCTCCGAAAAACCGGGGCGTTTTTATTTAAAAAATGACTGTATCTGTATGAGATTATTCGGACTGGAACTTCGCAAAGCCCCCAAAATGCGGGTAAAAAACGATTCTGAGACAATCCCTGCGGGATATTATTCGGGCGGCTCGCTCTTCGTCTATTCGCCTTACATGAGCGTCTCTGAGATGCTGGCGAACACCACCCTTTCAAGCTGCGTGTACATCATCGCCGATGCCGTAGCTTCCCTCTCTTTCAACGTGTACCGGAACAGGGACGGGAGCCGGGAGCGGGCGTCAGACCTTGCCCTTTCCTTCCTGCTTGCGAAAAGGCCCAATGAGAACGACACGCCCTTTATCTTCAAGAAGAAAATCCTCCTGCATCTTCTCCTGAAAGGAAACGCTTTTATTTTTGTAGAGCGTGACAGGAACTATGAGCCGACCGCCCTCTATGCCCTGGATCCGGCCACGGTTGAGATAAAGAAGACGGATGAGGGCGAAATCTATTATGTTTACACGGCCAACGGAAAATCTTACAAATACAACAGGGATACAATCCTTCATATTCCGGCAATACGCTACAACAAGCTGAGGGGCTTCTCTCCCATAGAGTATGCCACCCACACGGCAAAGACAGGGCTGGAGCTGGACCAGTACACGGCGGACTATTTTGACGGCGGAATACACTCAAAGATAATGCTCACGGTTCCGAAAGAGGTCACGAACTGGGGGAAAGAGCAGAGCGATGAGCTTATAGCCCGCTTCCTGGAGACTTACGGTGGCAGGGAGAACGCGAACAAGCCTGTCATCCTGAACAAGGGGCTTACCGCCCAGCCGCTCAACCTTGCCGGAAACACGGAAAGCCAGCTGATTGAAATCAGGGCTTTCACGGAGAAAGAGATTGCGAAAATCTTCAAAGTCCCTCTCTTCATGCTCGGCAAGGACACGGCGAAATTCACCAACATGGAGCAGCTGAACACATTCTTCCTGCAGCAGACGCTCACCCCCTGGCTGGTTCTCTTGAATCAGTATTTTTCCCGGCTCATTCCCTCATGGATGCAGGATGACTGCTATGCCGAATTCGACCCGAACACGATTCTCCGGGCGGACTCAAACACCCGCTTCAACAACTATATCAAGGGCTTCAACAACGGAATCTACACGCTGAATGAAATCAGGGAAATGGAAAACCTCCCGAAAATCGAGGAGCCATACGGAGACAAGCACTTCCTACAGCTCAATATGTCGCCGATTGAGGACATTGAGAGCATGGACGACAAAAATACTGATAGCGTTCCGGATTCTGACAATCAAAATAAGAAGAATAATAAGGAAGAAAGTAATCAAGATTCAGAAGAAGAAAACGAGGATTCTGAATAGAAAAATGACTGTATAGGCAGGAGGAATGAAATGCCTGAGGAGATTGAGAAACTCGCGGCGAAGATAAACGCCGGCCGCCAGTACCGCGCGATGGTGCTCAAGGCGGAGGAAAGGACGGAGGCAGAAAACAAGGATGAGAAATCCTGCATCGTGGAAGGATACGCCACGACTTACAACGAGCGCTACACGCTCTATGAGTATGACGAGTACCGTGTTGAAGAGCAGGTGGACCCGCACGCCTTTGACAACTGCGATATGTCGGATGTTATCATGCAGTTCGACCACATCGGGCGGGTTTTTGCCAGGACATCAAACAACACTCTCGGTATAGTCTCGGACAAACACGGCCTTAAAATCCGGGCGGACCTGTCAAGCACGGAAAACAGCCGCTCCCTCTATGAGGACATCCGGGCGGGCTTGATAAACAAGATGTCTTTCGGCTTTACGGTACGGGGCGACAGGCTCGAAAGAATAAAGGATGAGAACGGAAAGCGGGTTTTTATCCGCACCATAACAGATATTGGCAAGCTCTACGATGTCTCGGCGGTGTCATTACCTGCAAATGACGGCACCGAAATTTCGGCGAGAAAGTACTGCGAGGGAGTCATCGCGGAAATCGAAGCGGAGCGACTTAAAGCCGAAGAAAACGAGAAGCGTGCCAGGATCGAATCGGATGAGCGTGAGCGCAAGCTTGCGCTTCTGGAATTTGAATCAATCTAAAAGAGGAAAAATCAATGAACAAAAAAGAGCAGCGCGCAAAACTCGTGGCTGAGCTCCGTGCGATGCACGAGGCCGCCCAGAAAGAAAACCGCGCTTTCACGGACGAGGAGAGCAAGGCTTTCTCAGAAAAAGAAGCTGAGGTAAGAAAGCTCTCGGCGGAAATCGCAAAGGAAGAGCGTGAGGCAATACTCAACGGCTTCTCTGAAAACCTTCCGGAAGCCGGCGGCGACGGAGAAACACGCGGCGAGGTCTCCGACAAGATGAAGGAATTCCGCGCTTACCTTATGGGCGAGAAGCGTGATATTTCAGTAGGGGCTGGCGGCGGCGCGCTCTCGCCCCAGGAGTATGTGGCCGAGATCATCAAGGGAATTGAGGATGAATCCCCCCTTTACTCCCTTGTCAGAAAATTCCCGCTCTCAGAGGCTAAGTCGCTGGGCGCGCCATACGAGGCCGCTGACGCAAGCGATGCCTCTTGGACCGCAGAAGTCCCGGCATCTGACATTGCCGCCGACAGCACCCTCTCTTACTCATTGAGGGAGCTTGCGCCGAACACCCTTGTCAAGCTCATCAAGCTGAGCGACAAGCTGGTTAAAGTCTCAGCCCTGCCAATCGAGCAGATTGTCCGTGAGAAAATCACGGAAAAAATGGTGGCGGCATTCGAGAACGCAATCACAGTCGGAACAGGCTCAGGGCAGCCTTTGGGCGTATTTACCGCCAGCGCAAACGGCGTACCGACATCCCGCGATGTCACCACGGCAGGCGCGAGCCTTGCGGCCGATGACCTGGTAAAGGCAAAGATGAGCCTCAAGCCGGCTTACCGCCGAAACGCCCGCTGGCTTATGTCAACGGAAATCCTTACCGACTGCCTCTTGCTGAAAGACAAGAACGACCAGTATTTGTGGCGGCCGGGCCTGCGTGACGGCGAGCCTGACAGACTCGCCGGCCTTCCTGTCATTGAGTCGGCTTACGCGCCGTCAACAAAGGCTGCCGGGGATTACATCGCCGTTATCGGCGACTTCCGCTATTACTGGTGGGCTTATGTCGAGGGCATTGAGATCAAGAATCTTTATGAGCTTTTCACCCTGAAGAATCAGATTGGTTTCAAGGGCATCGCGTACGCTGACGGCGCGCCGGTGCTCGCAGAGGCGTTCAGCCGAATCAAAGTAAAAGCGTCCTGACTCTCCGCCTTGATTCTGAGCAACGGACAGACTTTAACTCTTTCTGACGGTGAAGAATTAAGGCTTGTCCTTGCGGCATGACCATAAAAGCGTATCTGAGAAGGTACGCTTTTTGATAATTTTTAGGAGGATTTTATGGCAGATGCCACAAAAGAAAATCAAAAGAAAAAGAAAATCAAGATGCTGAAGGTGGCTTGCCGCGCGGAGGGCACCTTCCTGAAAAGCATGGTGTATGAGCTTGATGCGGAGCTTGCCGATCTGCTCATAAAAAACAAGTGCGCGGAAGAAAAAAAACAACAGGACAAATGATTTCAGCCGCCCCATTACGGGGCGGCTCTTTTTTTTTAAAATGACTGTAATTTCGTATGAGATACGGATTACCTTACAAGGGCTCGAAGAATAAAATAATTCCATTCCTTATGGGCCAATTTCCTGAGAAAACACATTTTTACGACATGTTTGCGGGCGGCTGCTCAGTCACTCACGGGGCTATGCTTTCCGGAAAGTTTGAGGCATTCACGGCTAACGACATCTCGGACTATCCCTCTGTTTTTCTTGACTCTATCCACGGAAAATTTACGAATGAGAAGCGGTGGATAAGCCGAGAGGATTTTTACAGGCTGAAAGATTCAGAGCCTTATGTCCGTTACTGCTGGAGCTTCGGGAATAACGGCGACAGTTATCTTTATTCAAAAGAGGTTGAGCC